GTGTAGCATATACGCCAATATTCAGGTATCCGACAGTATCAACGTCAGATAGTGATACTTTTGCGGTGCCGGAGAGTTTAATCAGTTTTAGAAAACCTGAATCGGAGAATGTAGATTTAGCGTTTCAACTCTTTACTGTAAACTTGGGGGGAACGGCACTCAATTTACAAATGAATCAATTCAGTTTGACATTTGCCGTTGTGGGAATCAAAGATTAAAATATAATGATAATATAAATGCTTAGTGAAAGTGGTTCATTAATATTATCAACAAGTTCAACAACAAGTCCATGCACGATTAATGCGGCAAAGTCAGTCTTTACCTTCTCAAATATTAATATGCGAAATGTGCTTGGTGCTGCGTGGGACAAATATGATATGTTTACTATGAAAGTTGCGTCGGCAGCAACAGCGGGAACAATAACACAAGTAGGTGGTTCAACAGTAGGACTCATCTGCTACAATATGGCAGGTCTTACTTGGGAAAATCTCCATTATGATACAGCATATATGAGTCAAACATATGTGCCGATTTCGGTTTTTAATATTCAATCAGCTTCCCCAAATTTCACTCAATACATTGTAAATACAGGGCAAAGTTATAATTTCCGCAGATCATCAGATATAGTGGATTTAAATTTTACAATTACAAACGCAGATGATACAAGCGGTCCCAGCACCTTTGGAATTACACCAGCAGGTAATCTTTATAATAATGTAGCATTTCACTTGGTATTTGAACCAGTCATAACAGGTGAAATGAATGAGTGTGCGTTTTTTGGTTTCAATATGAGTTCATTAATATCATCGCAAGTGGGTCGCACAGTAAGTTCAGACCGCAAAGAGTATAATTATTCTGCGTTTGATATGAAACGCTTGTGTTGTAATTTTTGGGATAAACACGAGGATTTTGAAATCCAAATGGCGTTTTATAATAATATAGGGATTGGAACCATATCAGGAAATGCGAGGATTTGTCAGATTCAAATGAATGGACTCAGTTTTGTCAATAGTGCTACCAAGAACAGCAATAGCACAGATAGACTGGCAATGACTACGGAATCGCCAATATTGGGAACAATTCTTTACTCAATTGCGGCATCAACACACGGAGCAACTATGGCTCTGGGTTATGCCCCAATTCAATTCAAACGAGATGGCGACAATGCAAATCTCATAATTAATTTGAAAAACTTTGATAACACAGTCCCATTTGCTTTTACATTTTCAGGAACCAACCCCAAAGGCACAATCGGTTTTTTCATAAAACCCATTTACAAAGTTCCGAAAGCAACGCTGTATATCAACCCCTTTGGACTCACAACATCGCAAACAAATCTGGGTATAATCAATGCTGGTTCAACAGAGTTCACGCTGAATAATGTAAATATGCGTCAAGTGTGCCGTTCTATGTGGGACAAGTATAAGAAGTTCAATATATTTTTAACGACAACAACAAGTCAGTTAGCAACAACACAGGTGGCAAACCAAGCATATATTTTACAAATGGAAGGACTCAATTTCATCAATCAGACAGCGTATATAACAGGCACAGGTCAAACGCAAACGGCAACATTAGGGACTGTTATGATGTATGGAGGTGCGGTTTTAACTGGATACCAATCGGGACTTGTTACAAGTTTTTATCGGGACCTTGATTTTGTCAATTTAACGCTGAGAGCGTTGCCAATTGCACCAGGCACACCGTTTACAGCGACACCGTTATTATGTAATTTCACCTTCACAATCGTGGGTTGTGAAGAAGATGAAGAACAGGCAAAAGAATTTAAGCAGAACTGGATGCCGATAGTTTAGACAAATATATCTGACCCTTTGATATTTTCAATATTGTGTGCGTTAAAACTGTCAATAGCGCCAGCAAGAGCAATCTGGCGTGGGTCTTTTGAAAACAACGCAGGCAGTATTTTGCTTGTATGTGGATTTGCTAGTGTGTGAACGTGTTGATTCCAGGCAGTAGTCCCACTCACTACATCACCAGCAGTGCGATAAATGTTGCGATTAGGACCGCCCTTGACCTTAGTCCCAATTGTTGAACCTGAATCCAAAGCATACACTTTGTCATCTTTCTTTGCTATGTCTTGAACAATTCGGCCGCCAAGTGAATGTCCTGTGATACTCACATCAGCAGGATTATATTTTGCTTTTGCTTTCTTCAAGGTTTCGTCTGCTTGTTTGTATCTTGTAGTGTCTTTAAAACCACCAAATACATTTTCATAACTGCGGTCAAATCCTTTCTTCCACGATTCAGGGAGGAGTTTTTCAATACCACGCTCAATAATGGGTTTGCCTTCGTTCTTGCGAATACCAAGCGCCAATTTCAAATCTGAATTGACCCAATCAGTCAAATTGTGAGACCCTGTGACATTATATAACAATTTTTTACTTTCAGGATTGTAATAAACCTGCTGGTTATCGTTACTTAATCCCTTGTCAATTTGATAGCCATATTTTGCCATTTCTGACCCCTTCTTATTTCCAGATAAATAACCCACGCGAAGACTGTCATATAGACTAAGAGCAGGACGGTTTGAATTAGGGATAACATTCATTTATATTATATATAATTATATAAAATAAATATTATTGGGTTTTGCGATACTCAATTTCCTCTAAAGGAGTCATTTTTGTTGCTTCTTTCCAGTAGTCTTCTAACAAATAAGAAAGGCAAGGGAATTGCTCCATAAGACCTGCCGGAATACGATTGTAATAATAATCCATATCTTGCCAGCCCATACCGAAGCGAGCGGCACTAAATGTAAATTCCACTTCCTCCAATTTGTAAACCAGACTGTCAGGTAAGTTATCTAAATCAATAAAGACTTCACGGACATTTTCTTTTTCTTCAGTTAAAAATTCTGCCATTTATTTATAGAGAGAAATTATTATTACAACTGAGCTTCCAAAATTCTATTAATATCAGCAAGAATTTGTGCCTTAGAATTTAGACTAACATCTCTGTCACCAGCGCCTGTATCTGTTAAAGCAATATAGTAGTCCTCAATAGCATTATAAGTATTTCTCATAGTTGGTATTTTCCCAAGACCAAGTTCATCAGCAGCATCTTGAGCGTCACGAACAAGTTGCTGTTTTGATTTTGTTGCTTTTTTAGTCTTGGCAATAAATGATTCGGGCATCCCCAAAGCTTCAGCAGCGGCACTTGACATACCACCACCGCCAATTTCTAGTCTTTCTTGTGGACCTAATCTTGCTCCTGCTTCCTCGCCTTCAGCAAAAAGTTCCGTTTGAACTTGAGGTCGTGCTCGTGGTCCGCCTTCATTAAGAGTTTCAGTAAAAGTTTCCTCTTGAACATCAGGAAGGAAAATTGTGCTTGATTGCGCAAAAGGGTCAGCCCTTTGTCCAGCGCCTGGGTCTTGTGCGCCTCTGAAACGTTCTAATATAGGATTCATTATTCCGCCGAGTCTTGTAATATCAGCAAAGCGTTGTCCCTGTTGTTGTTCAATGTCAGCTAATCTTTGTTGTTGGACTTCAGCACGAAGTGTGGCAACCCCAGCATTATTGCGCTCTGTAATATCTGCGATTTGTTGCTGACTCATACCAGGTTCAATCTGTCTCAAAGCAAATAAGTTTGGATTTCCCCGTCCCTTTTCTCCTTCTAAAGTTTTGACATATCCTACCATGTCTGATTCCTGTTTTAAATCGTCCATCATTTTTGGTTTAGGCTTGCTTTTAGCTTTAGCAGATTTGATAATGCCTAGCTTTTTCAATTCACGAATAACGGCTAAAGTGTCGCTGTTTTGTCCGTAAGTCCTCACGGATACACTGTTCATGTTTGAGATACGGGTCATTTTTCTGTTATACTATGATAATATAATATTATTATAATATAAGAAATAATGAGTATTAATAATTTGGAGTTTACTAGTTACAATTTCCTTTCCAATTTAGCAACAGTTAATGCTGATGAAGTAAATACGAATGTGCTAACAAAATCAGACCCAACCATTACAGACCTACAATTTGATATGTTAGAAGGTATAAATACAAATGAAACAATACAAGAACAAATTGATAATATTGTTGTAGGTCTACAAACCACAGGATACTGGGGAGCCTTTTGGAGTGATGTAGACCAAACTAATGCTGGAGCAACAAGTGTGAATTTTATGACGGTAAATAATAGTGACCCAAATAATAATGATGTTGTAATAGGAGCGACCAGTTCGCAAATCAAAGTGTTAAATGCGGGAGTTTATAATATCCAGTTTTCAGCACAAGTTGATAAAACAGACGGAGGTAAAGACACAATAGACATATGGTTTTTAAAAAATGGAGCCAATATTCCTGATAGCAATAGCATTTACACAATGGAAGGCAACCCTGATAAATTAATAGCAGTGTTGAATTTTATGCTTGAATTAAATGCGAATGATTATATTCAGATAGCGTGGCATTCATCAGACTTAAATATGTTTTTACATCACGATGTAGCAGGAGTATCTCCTACGAGACCAGCGACGCCAAGTGTAATAATAACGGTTCAACAAGTTATGAATACTATGGAAGGACCTCAAGGACCCACAGGACAAACAGGACCAACGGGAGCATCAGGAACAAATGGAACAAATGGAACAAATGGAGCCACAGGACCCCAAGGACCAACTGGACCATCAGGAGGACCCACAGGACCCCAAGGACCAACTGGACCATCAGGAGGACCCACAGGACCACAAGGCCCAGCAGGAAGTAATGGCTCAAATGGTTCACAAGGACCACAAGGACCCGCAGGACCAGCAGGTGATGGACCAGTAGCGTATGCGGCATTAGCATTAGCAGGAACAGCACAAGCAACCGCAGTAGCAGCAGCAGCCGTAGCGGCAGGAGCAGTTAGTGTGAATACAGCACAAAGCGCAGCAATTGCAGCAAATACAGCAGACATAGCAACAGATGAAGGACGCATCACAGCATTAGAAGTCAAAACAGTATATCAAGAGTCTTCAATATTTACAGGAACCTCATTTTCAACTCGTCTCAATGTTGGCACTACCATAGCAGGAGTCACACTCAACCCAACAGCAGAGGCAACATTTGGTTCAGGAATAAACACAGATACGATAAATTCTGCCAATACAATGACGCTTACAGCAGATGGTTTTGCTATTAACGCAACAGCTGCTGGCATTCAAACATTCGCAACATTATCAACATTAATTCAATCTACGAATTTCACAACTTTAACTAGTGGTAGTGAAACAGAGATTAATTGTGAGGGGTTGGATATTAACGCTGGTGCGGCACCAGTTACGTGTAATACAACAGACACTATTACATTAACAAGCACTGGTGAAACAGAGATTAATTGTGGTGTATTAGACATTAATGCCACTGGTGCTATAACAATAGATACCCCATCAACAATTACACTAACAAGTGGAGTGAATGAAACTGAAATAAATTGTGGGATTTTGGATATAAATTCTATTGGAGCAATTACTATTGATGCCGGAACAACTATTGGCATTACAAGCATAGGACAACTTACTCTTGGTTCAGGAGCAGACGAAACCGAAATTAATTGTGCCGCATTAGACATTAATGCTAGTGGAAATATCAGAATTGATACGCCACAAACAACGATATTAACATCAGAAGGCATCACTCTTGAATGTCCGCTTACATCTATAAATGGAATTATAATAAGAACTAATGAAGCAGCAAACGATATTGATATAACAACAATTGCCGCAACTTCTGATATTAATTTACTTTCAACGTTGGCAACAGTTACTATTACAGCTGGAACAGAAGCAGATATTACTTGTGCGACACTGGATCTAAATGCCACCACGGCAGCAACATTGGATGCGCCAACAATTACTTTGACAAGCACAGGTGAAACAGAAATTAATAGTGCCGCACTGGACATTAATGCCACTGGAAATATTACGATAGATGGACAAGAAATATCAATAACCTCAGGTGGAGGAAATGATATTACAATTACAGCAGCAGATGACATTATTACATCAAGCAGTCAAATTACAATTACCAATAGTGTAGTCGCGGCAACTTCTATCATTCACACTAGCGTAACGACAGGAACCGATTTGTCATTAGAAAATAATGTCGGAGGCTCATATTTAATGAGACTAAGTGAAACAGGAGGTGCTGCTGCTGGTCTTAGTCTTCAAGGTGTGAATAATGGAATAAATAGAATTAAATCAAATGGAGCAGCATCAGAGTTGAGTTTAGAGTCAGACAATATTACTACTATGACAAGCGTGGGTGAAACAGAAATTAATTGTGCCGAACTAGACATTAATGCCACAGGAGCAATAACTATGGATACAGACTATCCTATTACAATAACATCATCCGCAAATGGAATTACTCTGTCATCATTTGGAGAGCAAGATATTACTTGTGGTTCATTAGATATTAATTCAGCAGGAACAGCTACAATTGATAGCACTTCAAATATGTCTTTAACAAGCGGAGGAAAACTTACTCTTGGTTCAGGAGCAAATGAAACAGAAATTAATTGTGCCGCATTTGATGTCAACGCAACAGGTGCTGCGACGCTTGATGCGACCGCTATCACTTTGACAGCAAGCACTGGACCAATGTCTTTAAATACAGCAGCAGGACAAGATATACAAATAAATGCTGGCGATGATTTGTTAGTTACATCAAACCAAGTTAGTTTTACAACATCAAATCTAACTGGAAATAACTTCATACACAATGGTTCCGCCACAACTGGAAAACAAATGGAACTTAAAGCAAGCACAATTGATGGTTATACCGCACGACTATCTCAAACAGGAACCGGTGGGTTAACCATAACAGGCAGAGATAACGGAATTAATTTAATCAAATCAAATGGAGCAGCATCTACTTTGAAATTAGATAGTGCTGGGGATATAACAATTGACAGCGTCACAACTACATATATTACCGCAGTAACTGATGTTGGTATTACCGCAACTGACGTTAGCATAACAGCAACTGGTTTATCAAGTGGAACTATAACTATATCGGCAAATCAATCAATGAATATAATGTCAGGAACGATTCTTGATATAAACACCACTGGAACGGCACCAACAAACATCGGCAACGCAACTGGAGCATTAGCACTAACAGGTGCTACAACTTGCTCTTCTACATTAGAGGTCACAGGAGCAACAACATTGACAGGTGGTTTCACCAGTAGTGCCTCATCAAATATGAATCATAATTTTTTAATACAGCAAAACAGTTATACGCAACCAATGGGAAGCACATCACGATTGGGTTATACAAATACATTAACTATTACTAGTTCAACATTAGCATCTTCCATCGGACAAGAAGGGACTTGGAACTTACCAAGTAAAGGTGTTTGGTTAATTTGTGCTACTGTCACATTTTCAACTAATTCTGCTGCGGATACAGAATTTTATCAAGCAGTTATTTCACTAACAACCGCCTCTGCTATAGAAGCAGCACCAGGATTATCTTATTATCAAGAAGATAACCAATCTGTTGCTAGTGCTGGCACCAGAGATAAAATTTCAATGTCTGGGGTTGTTTCAGTTACTGCTTCAACTGCTATATATTTTAATGCTGCTGGAGATACATCAGGCACAGCACCATCGGTTGCTGCTTCAATATCTTGGACTCGCATCGGATAAACAAATAATACAAAATATAAAATATAATATTCCGTATTATTATAATGTCAAGTTTCGGCTTTTTGAAACCAGCCAACCAGTTATGGAAGGACGCAAAGATTGCGAAAGTCCGTGACCGCATTTTAGGACGCATTACTGAAATGCCTGCGGAGATACGTGCTAACAGACACAATATGGAATTGCTGTCATTGATTTGTAATATGATTGAGAACTCAGGGATTAAGAACAAAGAAAAGAATGATAAACTTAAAATAGATAAGAAGTTGCTTCTCGTCACAATATACAAAACATTATATGGAAACCTATCAGCAGACGATGTTGCAATACTTGATAAGAATATAGAGTTCCTCCACGACAACCAGCATATAGTGCAACACTCTTGGTATCGTCTTGCTACCAGTTGTGTTGTTGATTGGTTCAAACGCAAAGTGCTTTGAATAATTCAACAGATAAAAGATTATATAAGAGAGAAAATACAGGACTGGTTAATTGAGCAGTTCCTGGATAAGACACGGACTACAAAGTTGGTAGCAAATATGGTGCTGACTTTGGCGTCGCTTGATGTGATTGGTGTAATAAAAATAATCCTTACGAGATATGGTCTGGGATATTTAATTAAGTATGTAGTTTTGATTTCTATGCTGTGACATAACTGAATTTAAGCTGTAGCCTAATATAACAGCACATAACGCTAAGGCTAGGCTTTATTAAAAATTTTTAAATAAGTTCTGTATTAGTTTTAAATCAGTTATATTAAGCAAATGCTGTATTTTAGTTATGTTTCATAGGGTCGCACCATCTGGCATCATAATTTTAGCCCATTTATCTTAATTAAATACTTATGGTCTCGTCAGTCCTGTTATATTAAGCGCCACCTTTAGCAACTTATTTTCTCCACTATTATTACAATGGACTTCTCCGATGAACTAAAGAAACGCAAACCCAATATGTCAGCCAATAGTGTCAAGACATACAACTCCCTATTGCGCTCCATATATAAGAACGTATTTGGTAACATCAATGATGTTAGTCTAAAACACTTCTCTGACCATAAACAGATTATGGAGTTCCTTAATGAGAAATCATTTGGCACACGTAAGACTTACTTGGCTGCACTTGTGTGTATTGCTCCTGATGTTGCCGAATATAAGAAACAGATGCTAGAAGATATCAAAGAATATAATGATGAGACTAGCAAATCCGAACTAACAGACAAACTAGAAAACTCAGCAATCAATCCGGAAGAGATTGAAGCACTTGTCGATAAGTTGAAACGAGATGCTGAACTTCTTTTTAAGAAGAAGTCGCCACGTCTTGCTGACCTAATGGATATTCAAAACTATATTATATTGTCTCTTTACTATGGTCACATAGTTCCCAGAAGAAGTCTTGATTATGTGGAACTCAAATACCAAAACTATGATAAGGATAAAGACAACTATCTGGATTTAAAGAAAGAAAGATTTGTTTTTAATAAATTCAAGACAGCACAAAAGATGGGTAAGGAATTGAAAGGAGAACAAACTCTTGATATTCCTCCTGCTTTAAAGAAGATACTAACAAAATGGATTGCTATTATACCAAAAGAAATTGACACACTCATATTCAATACCAATTTAGAACCATTGTCTAGTGTGACTCTTAACCAGCGACTCAATGCTCTGTTCGGTAAGAAGATTAGTGTTAATAGTTTGAGGCACTTCTACTTAACAAGCAAATACAAACAGCTTATGCTTGCTAACGAGGATATGGCTGAAGATATGGAACAGATGGGTAGCTCATCTGCACAGGCAAAGGTTTATGTAAAAATTCACGACAAAGAATAATACAATCACGATGATAATGTTTATGGTTTATAATTACCAATTTGTTAGTTTGTTCAATAAACTCATTACAAATTCTACAACATTTGATTTCACAGTTTAGCTGATATTCCATTGGTATTATATTATTTTTAAAAATATACAAATAATATAATTATGGTAGACGATAACATTAAAGAATATAGAGAAGCATATTATTTAGCCAATAAAGATAAAATAAAGGCATATACTCACGAATATTATCTAGACAATAAAGATAAACTGAATGAATATAGAAGAGCATATTATCTAGACAATAAAGAAAAACTGAAAGAGTATTGGAAGGAATATTATCTAGTCAATAAAGAACAATGTAAAGCTTATGCTAAAAAATATTATCAATCTAATATTGAATATATCGCAAAATATAAAGCTAAACTCAATACTCTAAAGGTTAAGGATGTAAAAAAAAGAATCAATCGTAAGGAAAGCAAGATAAAAAATAAGCAAGCAATCATTGACACAAATTTAGCCAATTTGTTAGTTAAGAAGGAATTGTATAAGCAAAAATTATTAGATGAAGCAACTAAGAAAAATAATCTTGATATATCTTAAAAGTAAAATGATATTTCAAAAATCAACACGCAAAGGTAAAAGATTTATGGCTACATTTGCCAATGGGAAAAAAGTCCATTTTGGACAAGCTGGGGGGCAAACATATATTGACCATAGTGACGAAGCTAAGCGTTCCGCCTATTTAACAAGACATGAGAAGCGGGAGAATTGGAACGACCCTTTTAGTGCCGGGGCTTTGAGTCGCTGGTTGCTGTGGGGACCTACTACAAGCTTTGATAAGAACCATGACTTGTTTATGAAGAAGTATCCAATTACTTATCAGAAGTAATTTCGTCACAAAAACAATCTTTACAAGGTTGTTTTATAATATCATCTTCTTGAAATTTACAGATTGGTTGCCATTTATTACAAACATTACATAATCCACTATCGTCGTCCTTTATTTTAATTCCATTTGGATTCCATTCAGGCTCAGCCTCTTCTTCATCATACTCGCCGTTGTAGCAACCAGCACAAATCCAGTTTTCACCATCTTCGTCACAACGGCATTCATCATGTTCTCTACTATTTCTTTGAATGACGCAACCACATTTAGTTTCAAATAGTAATCCTTTGGATTTTAAATATAATCCATAGTGTTCATCCCAAACTCCATTAGTAACATACGGATATAACCAATCATATTTTACACGCAATACCTCCATAGCCATTTCTCGTGTAATACTACAATCTATGACAGCAGCCATTATATTTTTCACTTTTTCAGACATAGTATTCATTTTTTGCGTCGCTTAAAGTTCTTTAAGTTGGTTTAATATATATTTAATAACCTAATTTAATGTGGCGCAAAATATTTCAATTTTTTTCATTTATTAGAAAAAATGAAAAAAGTGTAATTTATAATAAACATTGTAGCAACATCTTGGCTTGTTTATTATACGCCATTCTGCCTCTCATATAATTGCGTTGCCAGGCATTATACTTCTCTTTGCCTGTGGTCTTTTTCCAAATTTGCGTTGTTAGTCTTAACCGTTTCAACTTGTTTTCATCTGTATCTGTTGGTGTCATATCTTTCATTTCTATCAATGTGGTTAGACTGTATGATGTAGCAGACATTGAATTTAAATTGGCTTTATATAAAACAATGTATTTCTGTTCTTGTACCATCGCATCCGTTCTGGTTTCAACTTGATGCGAACCTACTATGTGGCATACAACATTTTGCCACCCTCCATGTTCCCTGATGATTTCATACACTTTAAAATGATAATTCGGTTGTAAGTGATTGTGGCAGCTGTTTTTATGGCTAGCCATTCGCTTATTCAAATTCGTAGTGCTACCGATATAGCAATACTTTGTGTCTTTGATGGCTATCTTATAGAATGTATAAACTAACATATTCTTTTGTATACTATGCCTAGATTATATTTCTAACAAAGAAACGAATTAGGAATTTAATCCGATTTATTCCGAATCTCCTTAATGTTTAGGGAAAAACAATTTAAATATTTTCTCTTGTATATATATAAAAACAATGGCTTCCAAAGAACCCGACTATTTTGTTAAACATTATGCCACTAATCGTGACAAAATTCTTGATTACAAAAAAGAATTTTATGCTGAAAAAGTCAAGTATACAAAACAATTTCAAGCCATTAAACTTAAAGGGCAACCAAAACTTCTTTCAAATAAGTTAATCAAAACAGCCGTCAAAACTTTAGCGTGTTTTATTGTAGTTAATGATAAGACATATACTCCTAATGAATTCTATGACACATATGGTGTCAAAGACTTTAACATTATTGAAATAGACTATGATATGTTTGAAAACTATGAACTAACAATGAAAATCCCAGATTACTATTTAATCTCAAAAAATTGAATTTAATAATATTAAGGAAAAACTGCTTAAAATTATTTTCTCAACATAGTATATAAAAATGGAAATTACCGAACAGCTCCCTCTTTTAAAAATTCACTTTTTAGCAGATATGTCTTTTAAGACCTTTAAAGATTATTGCTCTCCTTCAATGAAGGAACAAGATATGAAAACAAAATATGATATCTTACAACGTTTTTGTCAATCTCATATTCAAACAAAAGGAACTATAGAACGTATTTATAGATTACCACAAAATACTCCACTAGAAGTTGGAGGCAGGTTATATTCCCCTAATTCATTACAAAGCTTACCTAAGCAATTTAGGGGATTTCTTTGTGAAGATATTATAACTGACATTGATATGAAAAATGCTCATGTTGTAATAGCTAGATACCTATGTAAATTAGATAATATCGTATGTCCAAATATTGAATATTACATTAACCATCGTGACGAAGTGTTAGCTGAGTTTGGTGAGAATGGAAAAGAATTATTCTTGAAGGCATTAAATGATGATAAACTCAATAAAAAGGAAACAAATATGTTTTATAAAAATTTTGATAAAGAATGTAAAATAATCCAAAAACAATTAATTGATTTACCAAAATATAAACACATTGTTGATAGTGTCCCTGAAACAAAATTATATAATGAGCAAGGTAGCGCATTCAATCGTATTATGTGTGTCTATGAGAATAAAATTTTACAATCATTGATTTCATTTCTTCACAATGATAATATTAATATTAGAGCATTATGTTTTGATGGTTTATTAATGGATGGTAATTATTATAATAATCGTGACTTACTTGATAAAATAACAAATCATATTAATAATGAATTTGAAGGTCTTAATATGAAATGGTCTTATAAGGAACATTCTAGTTCTATTGTGATTCCACCTGGATGGTCCATTCCAAATAAACAAGAAACTAGTCTAATAAAATTACAAGATAATTGTCAAGCAACATTCGGTAATGTTCAAGCAAAATTTGAGGATAAACATTGTAAGATTATTAATAAATCATTCTTTTTAAAAGAATTTGAAAATAAGGTTATTACATTAAATAAGTCACAAATAATAACATCTTATGAACATTTACAATATACTGATTTTAAATATAATGGAAAGAGTTATGAAGCAGTTGAAACACAGTTTATTCATGATTGGCTCAAATGTCCTACTATTAAAAAATACGATGAAGTTGGTGTATTTCCAACTGGATTAAAATGTCCTTCTAATTATTATAATATGTGGCGACCTTTTGATATGGAATTAGTTACTGAATGGGAACAAAAAGATGATGCTATTGAAAAAATAAAAAAACATATATTAATTTTGTGCGGCAATGATGAAAATGTTTGTAATTATTTTATTAAGTGGATTGCACAAATGATTCAATATCCTGCCGTGAAAAGTATATGCCCTACATTAATTTCAAAAGAAGGAGCTGGTAAAGGCACATTGTTACAACTTCTTACAAAAATGATGGGTAGTAATAAAGTTTTTGAAACAACTCAACCTAGTCGTGATGTATGGGGTGAATTTAATGGTTTAATGGCTGAGTCATTCTTAGTAAATCTTAATGAGTTAGGTAAAAAAGAAACTATTGAGAGTGAAGGTCGTATCAAGGGTTTAATTACAGATTCTACTTTGAAAATCAATAACAAAGGGGTGGCACAATTTCCAATCCAATCATTTCATCGTTTCATAATTACAACAAATAATGAGGAGCCAATTAAAACTACAAAAGATGACAGACGCAAACTTGTTATTAAAAGTAGTGATGAATTATGTGGAAATAAAACTTACTTTAATGATTTATATGCTTTGCTTGATGATGTGAATTCTATTAAATCTTGTTATGAATATTTCAAATCAATTCCTGATATGGATAAATTTAATTCATTGTCAATGCCAGTTACTCAGTATCAAAATGATTTGAAAGAAATGTCTGTAAGTCCAATTGAATCATGGATTAAAGATTTTACTTATGATAATTTTTATGAGAATGAACCAATTGAACTACTTGGTAAAGATGCTTATAAAATGTTCTGTGAATGGACAAAAAAATGTGGAATTGAATATAATGTTACTTTACCAGCATTTGGTTTAAGAATAAAGAACCTTAACATTAGTGGTATTGAAAAAGGTAAACATACTAACAAAGGTGAAACAAAATTATATAACATTGAACTTTTAAAGAAACATTTTAATATTGAAAATATTGAAGTGATTGAGGAGCAATGAGGAGCTAATTTGTGACCATATTTTAATAAATGTGTTTTTATTAAAATATTTATACAGCATTATCAAGTGGCGATATTGATATCCTATATACTCTTCTTTTTTATTATTAAAGTGATGAGTGAAGAGTGAGGAGTAGTTTTGACTTCAATAGAAAAAGTGGTAAAAACATTGAAAGTTGAGAATATTGATGATTTTTGCGCCGAATTCCAAAAAATCAGTAAAAAGGGGTATATATAGCCGGGGTCAAAAACTTCTCCTCAGCCGTCACTCCCCACTTCCCAAACCTACGGTTCCAACGAACTTAATTAAACATGGCTTTGACCCTTGATGAAAGCATTTTTAAACCGGTTCCATTATTTTCTTCTTCGCCCTACATCGCTTCAAGGGCGGATATTTCATTTTCCAGAATTCATCCCATTTGACTGTCTCCCAATCAGCTTGCCAACTTTGAAAACTGGTCTTTCCTGCCTGATTGTCATCACTCCAAAAAGTGGGTTTAGTTAGCCCTACATTGTATGTAAGTGCTAATTCCGCAATTTTGTCGGCAATTTGTGTCGCCATTTGAGCCTCCGATGTAGGTGAGTTATAAAAGAAAATAAAGTCATCATTGATACTTACAAGCGATGTAGGTGAATTTTCGGTAATTAATCCGTTCCAATAATCGTCTAATAATTCTTGAGCTGTTTCTAAATTGGATTTTGGTTTTGGTTTTGGTTTTTTGTTAGTTGGTTTGGATTTTTTCGCCTGCTTAATGTTTGGTTTTATAATTTTTTTATCAACTAGTTCATCGTAAGGATTATAGTCTGTATCCAAATCAAAATATTCGTGACTTTGGTCACATTCAAGGTCGTAATGGATAATAAAATCATCATTATTGTCAGCCATTTATAATAACAGTATATTTATTATAAATCAATTGTATACTAACAAAATATTTTAATCCGCAAAGTAATAAAGTGAGGCAGGTTTTGGTTTTTCAGTTGTCCCAGGTGTCACTTTGAATTTGGAAGCTGAGTTTTGTTGCGTCTTAGTTTCACGTTCCTTCTTAATTGGTTCCAAAGGCACTGAGCGTCTCGTCACTGGTTCTTCTTCTGATTCAGTTGCGTCCTCATATATGATGGTCTTCTTCTTTGGTTTCTTTTTCTTTTTAACTACGATTACTTCCTCCTCGGATTCACTAGCGGATTCATATATGACCTTGGGTTCCTTCTTTTTTATAGGCTTTGCTGAAGGGGCGGGTTGGGAAAGAATTTTCTTCTCTTTTTTTATGGACTTTGTCTGTAAAGGTGGCGGCGGCGGTGGTGGTGCCTCTTCTTCTGATTCCGTTTCAGGTTCAGGTTCCGGTTCAGGTGCTTTGATTGGTGTAGGTGTCTTATCCATATCTTTTTTAAGTGGACCATTAAGTTGTTCTTTTATAGCCTGTAATCTTAATTTCTTTTCGTCCTTACTGAGACCATTTTTAGCAGTGGTTTTTATTTCCAGTGCTTTGCGCATTCGCTCGGTAGCGGCTTTTTGTGCTTCACTGCGTTGTTTCTTAGGTTTAGTAAGTCCCACATCATCTATGGTGTCGTCAAGTTGGTCGTCCATCTATATATAAAGCATAAGATTTTATTTTTTCTTAATTAAACAATTTGCTAAATGAAATGACATAATAATAATATAGGGGTAATATAAAATGCCAATAGTGGAGATTAAAGAAGAAGTCAACCATGATATTAAGAGCATAAAGCCTGTCAAGGAGAAGATGGATAAATATGTGAAAGATATTCCTGATGGTATATCTAGGCGCAATGGTATGATTTATTTGTTAGTTGGTAGTGGAGGCACTGGCAAGACAAGTCTGCTTTTGAATCAGTTTCGTAAGGGGGGGTCTTATCATAGGAAGTTTCATAATTTGTATTTGTTCACACCATCTATTAGTTTCATGTCGGTTAAGAATCATCCGTTTGAAAAGCATGATAAGATTTATCATGAACTAACAAGAAACACTTTAGAGGATTTATATTCAGAGCTTAAAGAGCGTAAGGAAGAATGGAGTGAGTCTGATGGTGATGATGAGATGGAATATAACTGCGTTATCATAGATGATTTTGCTAGCAGCCTTAAAGAGAAAGATGTTCAGAAATTGCTTAATACAATGCTTATTAAAGCACGGCATTTAAATACTTGTTTTATTTTTACACTACAATCGTATATGTATTTTCCCAAAATGTTGAGAAAGCAGACGACATATGCGACTATTTTTAAACCAAAAAATCGTGAGGAGTGGAATACAGTGAATCAGGAGTTGTTACAAATGAAAGAAGAAGATGCTAGAAAGATATATGATTATGTATTTGGTCAAGAGTATTCGCATCTAGATATAGATACGATTGAGAATAAGTTGTATCGCAATTTTAATCCGCTAGTAATTACTGATAGTAATAGTCTTTAGCTAATTATCTCTAGATAATATAACTAACAAATGGAACATATAGAGTCAATCCAAATCTTTTTAAATTCAAGATATGCTACTGAGACGGTGGCTGATAACATCGCAAACAGTATTTATTATTTACCTGTGATTGAAATACCAGATGGACACCACATCTATCTGTCTTTACAAAATGCCACTATCCCCTACAGTTTCTATAGTATCAGTAGTTTTGACAACACTTTCATTTTCGGACTGATCGGGGACCCACCCACAACATATTATGTTCAACCCGCTAATTATAATATAACCCAGCTTGTA